GTGCATTGCCATCATCAAAAAGAATATGAAGAATTGACCGAGCCAGCAGAAAACAGAATTGCTTATATTTTATCCGATAAAGATAAAGGCGAGCAAGCATTAAGGTTGCGGTTATTTAGACCCATCACAGCCCCCGCATTGGCGGAATACAAGAAAATCAAAGCCCCCGCATTGGCGGAACACAAGAAAATCGCAGACCCCGCATGGGCGGAATACAAGAAAATCACAGACCCCGCATTGGCGGAATTCAATAAAATCGCAGACCCCGCATGGGCGGAATACAAGAAAATCGCAGACACCGCATGGGCGGAATACAAGAAAATCACAGACCCCGCATGGGCGGAATACAATAAAATCACAGGCACCGCATTGGCGGAATACAAGAAAATTACAGCCCCCGCATGGGCGGAATACAAGAAAATCGCAGACACCGCATGGGCGGAATACAAGAAAATCGCAGCCCCCGCATGGGTGGAATACAAGAAAAAAATATTAAAGGCGCACAAGATAATCTGTAAAGAAAAGAATTGTCCGTGGGATAGGAGTAATATATTTTAGAGTAATAAAGGCATAGCCAAAGGAGGTTTTAACTGCTTGTGGAAATCCGACAAAATCAAAAGAAATCGGTTAAAATCATTTGCTTTTTAACCAGAAATAGTGTATATTTAAGGAGTGAAAAATGAAAGTCATCAAAGTAACGAAAGAGTATTTTCAGACAAAGGACGAGAAGGTCTATTTCTTCGAGCCTTTGGAAAAAGAAATATCCGTTGAGGATATGCAGAAGATTGTGGATGCAAACGAGAAATTAGTTAAGGAGTTAAAAGATGGAACAAATACCATTTCCAAATAAGAAGTATCAGATTATTTATGCTGACCCACCGTGGAGTTACAGGGATAAAGCGTTGGCTGGTAATCGAGGAGCGGGCTGTAAGTATCAAGTGCAGGGAAAAGATTGGATAGATAACTTGCCTGTTTCAGATATAGCAGATAAAGACTGCGTTCTTTTCTTGTGGGTCACTATGCCAAAACTAAACGAGTGTTGGGAGCTTATAGAGAAATGGGGCTTTTCGTATAAAACAGTTGCTTTTACTTGGGTTAAAAGAAACAAAAAAAGCAGTAGCTGGTTTTGGGGAATGGGGAGGTGGACGAGAGCAAATGCTGAATTGTGTCTGATTGCCACTAAAGGAAAGCCAAAAAGAATCAATGCTGGTATCCATTCCGTGATAGACACTCCGATTGAAGGACACAGTAAAAAACCTGATGAAGCAAAAAAAAGAATTATTGAGTTACTCGGTGATTTACCACGAATAGAGTTATTTGCCCGACAAAAGACTGAAGGTTGGGATGTTTGGGGCAATGAAGTATGAAAATCTATAAAATCACAGAAGCAAGCGATTATCTTGGGGTGTCAATAAACACTCTCAAGACGCTTGCCAACAACGGGAAGATAAAATCTTTCAAAACTACTGGTGAGCATAGGCGTTTTCGCCAAGAAGATTTAGATGCTTACATGGGGGTCGAGAAAGAGAAGCAAGAAAAGTTGACTGTGATTTACGCAAGATGTTCAACGGCAAAACAGAAAGAGAATCTTGAACGGCAGAAAGACAGGTTACGGAAACACGCAGAAGCTAAAGATTACAAGTATGTTTTGATTGACGAGATTGCCAGTGGGATAAATGAAAAGCGGAACGGTATACACAAGTTAATCAAGATGTGCTTTGAAGGTAAGGTTGAACGAGTGTTGATTGAATACAAAGACAGACTTGCTCGATTTGGTTATGAATATCTTTCTGCAATCTTTACGAATCTTGAAATTGAAGTAGAAATAATGGAAACCAAAGAGAAGAAATATGAAGAAGAACTAGCAGAGGATATTATGAAAATACTTACCTGTTATTCAGCGAGATATTATGGTGCAAGAGGTGGTAGAAAGAAGAAAAATCAGGCTGAAAATATGCCTGTCGAATCTAATGGAATTTAAAAAGGAGGATTTATGAAACTAAAAAGCATTAAAAAAGAGGCGGCAGCATGCAGGAAAGCGTTTAAAGGATTTAAGGGGAAATATGTTGTGCATTGCCATCATCAAAAAGAATATGAAGAATTGACC